CTAAGGCAACCTGTGGGGGAAACGTCGCTTGAACGTCAGGCATCCAGCGGTTTGCCGCAACAAGGGCATTTCCCTCCTGCCAGTTCTCGATCGTATGCTGCGTTTTGGCGGTTGGCCAGCCAGACTGCTGCCACGGTAATGGAAACAACAAGCGCCACCAAGACGCCTGCGACGATGCTCATCTGTTGCAAGGTAGACAGGGAATTCATTGCATTGCCCACTAGGAAGACCAAGACGATGTCGCACTACAATTTTAGCCCCCAAATCGGAAGAACTTGCAGGAAATTTATCCGGAAAGGCACCCGATCTAACGTAGGCTGAGGGCTCTATGGCTGAACTCTGCGGGCGATATGGCTGCATCTGAAAGCTGGCCCACAGCAAGGCAGCTACTTGGAGGTCCTGCGACCAACGAGCTCCAGAAGAATTCGGGGCAAGTAATGCGTAGTTCCGCCAAATTAGGGGCGGCTTGTCCGAAGACTCGCGGAAAGATGGGCGGGTTTCCGGAGCAGAATGGGGCAGTTTCAGCTGTGAAAGGGGCAACTTGTCCGCGTCAGACAGCTGCATTTGAACCCGGCGCACCCAGGCGATCAAAGGGCGGAACTTTGTTCATCCAGACAACTAACACCCAGAAATATCTGCGATGGCTTACGGCGGTCCAACAATGTCTGCCTCGCGAACCAGAATCTCTACCTCAACGGGGCAGAATTGTCTGATGACGAACACCACAATCGAACCGTACTGCCGGGGATGGGGGATCGGCGAACTTGCTGATCTGGGCGCTATTGCATTTCGCATAATGTATATTATGTTCGGAGCGGCAAGGCGGCGGCTGGCATGGATGTTGCCTGTGCTCCCGTCTCACCCAACGAGACGGAACCTCGCCCATGCGTGATCGCACTCTAACCGGCCCTTGGGCCGGTTTTTCGTTCAAAGGTGGCCGACTGGTCACGCCCGAAGGCCGCGAACTGCTGCCGGAGGATCTGGCTTGGCTGTCGCTGACGGCGGCGATCGCACAGGAATGGCGAGCCATGATGGATGACACACGCCGCGGCTATCTACCCAAGGACCGCCATGGAAAGCCTTGCGGCAGTAGTCGCTCCGGGCGCGTCCACATGGCCACACGCGCCAAATCGGTGATCAATCTGAGGGACTACGTGCGTAGATCCTACGAAAAGCGGTCATCCGTGGCAGATCCGGGTCCCGGCGCCGCGCCGACGCCTGCAGTCCAGGCGGAACGTGGGCAGCGCTCTCACGTGCTCGGGTAAGGCGTTGCCCGTAGGGGCGGCGCCCCTACACCCCGGTCATGAGCCGCTGTAACGATTCTGCACAGATTCGGGGAACGTACCGATGGGGCGTTCCCCGACACTGATCAGGGCGCTCTCGGAAGACGCAGGCGGCACGGGCACGTCGATTGACTGTGTATGTGCCGGCAAAGGCATGCGTGCGCCTTGCTGCATTTCCTGTCGCTGCTTGTAGGGGTTATAGATGCCCCCGTATCGGGCGATGGTGCGGCACTCGGGCTGGGAAAGGTCGTAAGCGGTGCCCTGCTCTGTCATGCACGTGCAACTGCCCTCGGTGTGCTTGCCGGTGCCATCGCGACCTGCCTGTGATGACATGCAGAACAGCTGCGGGTCCGCCGTGGTGGTGCGCTGATCGTAGACCGGTGCTGTCCAGGGCATGGTTCCGAAGCGCGGGAGATGCGCTTTGGCGTAGTCGGTGGGGGTTTCGTACACGCGCGCCGCGTCCGCACCCACCGTCGCTCCGCTCCCGGCAGTTGCGGCCGCACGCGTGATGGATTGCGCGGCCGGTGGACGGTCGCCCTCGACTCCCGCGATCTTGGCGGCGAAATACCACTTTACGACGAGAAGGAGAACCAGCAGGACGACTGCACCAATGATCACCCAGCGTATCCACATGGGCAGCTGCCGCTTAGTGGTGACCATCGTGGTGCTGGTGTAGTAGTCGAACACGTACTTTGGTCGCACCCAATCTACGGTGTCGCTGCAAGCCGTCTGGACGTTACTCTGATACTGGTTCCAGCGCTTGAGTTTGGTCTTTGAACGGATGATCGAGGTCTGGCGCACGTGGACGTGCTCTTCATACAGACCACGCAGGAAGGGGTCGAGCTGCAAGCCCTGCTGTGCGATCAGGATGAAATCGAAACCGCGATGACGGTGGCGCGCCATGGCTTCAATGTGGGCCGGCACCTTCGCGCCGGGATTACGGTTCGGAAGGACGGTGTAACACTCGTCAAGCAGCACGACAGAACCATCGGGCAGCTGCTCCCAATCAGCAGGGTTCTCAAGATACGTGAACCCTGCCTTGGCGTAATCAAGGTCTTTGACGCCATGGGCGTAGATCGCCCTGCCCTCCTTTTTGAACTGGAAGGCTTTGTCCAGGGCGTAGGCCGTTTTACCGTGGCCGGGCTGGCCTGTTACGAGATAGAGAGCCATCAGGACCCCAGCTTTGAGAGGATTGCCGCTTGAGCGCGCGCAGCGGCCCATGCGGACAGGATCATGGTCACGGCGATGCCGAACCCCGTGGCGTCCCAGTAGGCGATGAGCACCGGGCCAAGCCCGGCGACTTTGCTTGCAATGAAAGCCTTGAGCGGCGGCATTGCTATTTCGTGAGTGACCAGCCCGATCCCGAAGGCGAGCAGCACCCTGCCAATGATCCCCGGCAAGTACTGCCGAAGGCCTTGCAACAGCATGGCGACAAGAGCGCCGATAATCATGGGCATTAGGACTTCCCTCCGCTTACGAGAATGACCACACAGGCCACCGAGGCCCCGAGGATGCAGATAGCCTTAAGAACTCCAATGTAGTTGCAGAAAAACGCGGGAGGCGATGCCATCGCTTGAGCAAAACCTGAGCCCATTCCCCCACCGCCAGACGCGGCGAAGCCGATACAGCCGCCCCCTCCCCCGCCGATGCCGGACTGGTCCAAGTCGTCAACGCTGAGCTTCTTGACGGTCAACACGTTGGTGTCGCTGGGCGAAGATCCAGCACCGGGGTCCTGCGACATGCTTCCGACCTTGGTCCAGTCAGGCTGCCCGCCGTCGTTGCCACCGCCGTTGTTGCCCAGGGTGAGCGCCTTTTCCACGGCGCAAGCAGTCCGCCACTGCATGAGAAGGCTGCTGTACTCCAGTGCGTCGCACTTTTCCCCCGTGCAGATGGGCATGGCAGAACACGCACCACCTGCGATGTTGCGGTTCTTCCGCGTATTGCAGTCAATGCGCCACTGGATGCGCGCCTGTCCGCACAAGATCGGAGATCCGCTGCAAGACGGTGGTTCATTGCAGGTGTCGCCGCCAGAGAATGCGTCAGCGGTTTCCCCGTTCGGCCCTTCGCCTTCCTCTCCCGGGTCTGGTTCCCCGTCGCCATCCCGGTCCTTTTTGCAGGTACCGTCCTTGCCGCGCACCTCTCCGGCCGCGCACTGACCATCGCCGGGAAGACACTTGCCGTCAGGGGATTTGATCTGACCGGCCGGGCACTCGTTTTCTTTGTTTTTGCATGTTCCATCAGCCTGCTGGGTCATGCCTTCCGGACAAGGCTCAGGGGCGCACTGACCCAGCGAGTTTGGCTTGCCGCCATCCGGGCATTTACCCTCTCGCGGCTCACATACCCGCAGGAGACCGTTCCAGTAGTACCCCGCGCCCATGGCTTCGCAGGATTTCTTTTCGTCTTCCGGGCAGATGTCGCCCGTTGCGTTCCAAGTTTTCGTGCTGTCGCTGTTAGAGAACCACGCGCCGTCGCAGCCGTTCCGACAACCGATGCTGCCGTTCTTCGCGCTTCCTTCGCTGGACCAAGGACCCGAACCGGTGTACGGCGCTTCCTGACCGCACTTATTGCGCCACCACCAGTAACGGCCCGCGTTGAACGCGCCTTGCTCACCCTCATTCCCGGGGTACCTACCCCAGTAGAACATGAAGACGTACCCAGAGTTGCCTGATCCCTCGCGCCGGCATTCCTTTCGCGTCAGAACGAGCGGAGGTGCCGGAGAAGGCTGGAAAGCTTGGCACTGCGCCTCAGCTTCAGCAACGGAGCACTGCGCAGTTTCATCCGTGCAGTTCTTGCTCTGTGCCGCTGCGATGCCAGGGTGAAAGAAAAGGACTCCCAGCAGCAAAAGCGGTATCAGCCATCCAATGCGAGCCATATTGCCCCCAGCATGCCGATCATCACGAAATATCCGGCGTACGCCATAACGTCACCTCAACAAAAAAGGGGCGGGTTTCCCCGCCCCTGTGGGAACCACTGATCAGCCGCCGGAAGCGCGCTGGCTCTTCCGGATCAGGACCACAACGCCGGACAGGGTCAGAACGGCAGCGCCGATGAGGTACAGCTCGGCCTTGTCCATGCCCTCGGTTGCTGCGGTGGCCAGCTCACCGGCAAACGCCGGGGCAGCCACCATGGCGGAGGTAGCAACGGCAGCAGCCTTGGTGGCGACGCCGCGCAGCTTGGAACGCAGATTGGTGTTCTTCTTCATGACTGTCTCTCTCTTCTTTGGGTAGTTAGCCGCCTGCGACCCGGCGGGCTTGCCGGATCATGAAACCGACACCCCAACACCCCGCGATGGACGCGGAAATGAGAAGGGCCTCTGAAACGCTGATGGGCGGCAGCAGCATCGGCGCTGGTCCATAGAAGGGGTACGCGCACTGACCAGTGGCGGCATCAAAATCAGCCTGTTTGCAGTACAGCGTCAGAACGGCCTCTTCCATGGGAACTCCTTTGGCTCACGCCCGCGCTAAAGCACGAGCGTGAGCCGTGGTGGATTACTTGGCGGCCGGGGCAGCAGCCGGGGCTACGAGGGGGACCAGCACAACGCGGCGGCCGATTTCGAGATTGTCGAAGCGACCCACGGTGAAGGTGGACGGATCAACCTGATACTCACCAGCCGGGTAAGGCGGCTGCTGGTCGTCCAGGGTGAGCCGGAAGGGGTGCGGGAAGTCTTCACCGGCCTTCATGATCGCGGCGGACTGCTCACGAAAGACCATCTTGGTGTTGTTCTTCGTGGTGATCTCGCGCGGGGTAACCGTGGTGCTGCGAACGATGATCTTGCTGGTCATGCGGGTATCTCCATTTTCCAAACGATGATCCGGCCCCTGTCTGAAATGACCTTCCACGGCGAGGGCCAGAATTCGCCGGTGATCTTGTCCACGTACCCACCGAGGGCTTTGCGGATATCGGCAAGTGCGCCGAGTACATCGCGTGCAGACTTCGGGGCCTTCCACCACCGAAGCTCACGCTTGGATTCGTTGTCCAGGCCACCGACCGCGTGCGTGCGGAACCCCTTGGGGAACGCTGCGGCCATGTCGGGGACGAACTTGCTTGCGTACTTCGCGAGGTAGCCCACTGCATTGCGGGCCTTTTCAATCTTGGTGTGCCCGTGTGGCCACCACCCTGCCCTGTCGGCCTTGGGAATGAAGATGCCGCGCGGGATCCAGATCAGGACGTGGTAATGGGGAACGCCGGCCTTAGTGAGTTCACCGACCCAGAGGTAACGGAAACGCGGACGGTATCCCCGGTAGCGAAGTCGGACAGCTCGATTGAAGAAGCCCCGGATGCGCTTAAGTGTCTCGCTAATGTCACGAGGGCCAGCGTCACTTCCGTTTCGGTAAGTCGTGGTGAGCATGTACCACGCACCACGGAACGACCCTTGTTTCGCCTCTTGGTCATGCAGACGTGCTCCGGTAATCACTGACTTTTTCAGACGCAACGCCCGAATGTGATTCGGGTCGAGCGTGAGAGACACGCGTCGCGTGTCACTTGTTGAAGAATGGACAAGCCCAAGGCGTCGGCCTCCGGCCGCCGCCGAGAATCCGTGCTGCTGAACCTTGGCGGTGGCCATTTCGGTACGACGCGCAGCGGCATGCACAAGGCCCATGGAAGCGTCGAAGGCGACGATTTCTGGGCTGCGCTGTGCGGGTGCGGCGTCGAGCTTGATGCGAGCGTTCTTGCCCGTGCAGGAAGCGCACAGGCCACCCGGGAAAAAGTAGAACGTGGGGTCGCCGCAGAACGAGCAATGTGCACTCATCGGTCGTCGTTCCGGTCAAAGTAGAACCACAACCACGCAACGGTGATGAGCAGCCCTCCGGCCAGAATTTGAGCGAACTCTTCCAGAGTCGGGATCACTTGCGGACCTCCGCCGATACCTGGGCGACGAATGCCGCGTCACGGATCAAGCGGGTCTTGTCTTGCTCGCGGCGGTCCAGTACCCACGCCCCGAGTCGCGCCAGACCGATCAGCACGCAGGCCGCTGCTACCACGGCTACGGTGAACATCAGACCTTCCATGCCCTGCCCCTTGCCCCTAGCCCCTAGAAGACCCGCCAGCGGTCTAGGGGAGCTGCTGGCGGGTGTGTCTAGCGCTGCTAAGACACGGGCGCATGTATAGTTCCGCTGAGACACCACTGTCAAGGGGTACTAAGACGTGACCGCCACCAACGAACTGCTCGACGCTGTGCGGAATGCAGCAAACATCCCGTCCGACAACGTTTTGAGCCAAAAACTGGGGATCACCCGCGCAGTAGTAAGCGCGTGGCGAAAGGAGCTCTACCCGGTGCCGGATGAGCGAATTGCGCAGCTTTGCACGATGGCAAAGCTCGATGGGCCGACCTGGGCGGCACGAATTCATGCCGAACGGGCTCAGTCCCCGGTCGAGCGCGCCATGTGGAAATCAATGCTGGACAGGTTGAGCGCGGTCGCTGCGGTGGTCGCGCTGGTGTGCGTCAGCTTCCCGGGCGTCGCGAACGCAAAAGCGAGTGAAATCAATGCGTTGCGCGTCCCGACTGCGCATATTCTGTATATTATGTAA